AGCAGTGTCAGTTCTCTCCACTAGGAGAGAACCGCACTGTATCTACCTTAGTTATTGAACAACTCATCTAACTCTTTAATCATAGATTCAGTTTCTCCATATCTTCCTTATTTAAGTAAAATGGTTTCTACTGTATACTGAGTCGCTTGATCTCTTATTGCTTTACCATTTAAATGCTTAACCCCTGTACGAAAGAATATAGTTTGAATAATAGGACACATGCTCATTCTGCGTAGACAACACCCTAAATCATTTACTAATGCTTTAATTTCTCGGTTATATAGTTTAGATACTTTTACTGCCTTACGACTATGTATTTTAAGTAACTTATCTTCTAACTTAAATTTACGCTTAGCTTTACTGAACCTTAATTTAACATAAGGCAATTCACTGGACAACATACAAACATTACTTGACAAATCTATTAAATCCCAGCCTTTTACTTTATCCATGAACTTTAATGCAGTTCGTCGCCTTAAATAAGCATTATTACGAGCTCGATACTCTATATTTCTAAGTTCTATTAAATAACACAATCTCATCAACTTATCTTCCATCGTTAACCTCGCTTTCTGTTGTTTTCGTTAAGTATCAATCGAATCTGTCGATCTTAAAACACTACTTCTATCACTTCTCCAGTAAATACTGTCAATACATTACACCATTCTCCATCTTCACTTAATATCTGTGCAGTGTCGTCACTTCCTATTCTTCTCCATTCAGTTCCGGTAATTATGTCGCCTACTCCGTAGTCGTTAGACCCAGTTGATACGCCGTGGAACATATTATGCCTCCGTTGTTTCGTTATACATACATCGGATCGGTTATAAAAGGCGTTGCATTATAGCGTTGCGTTATAACCGATCGTTTGTTTTGTTATATACTTATCGGATCGGTTGTACTATCCCGGGCGTAGCAGTGTCACTCGGCTAGGCGCCGAGGCACTGTTCGTCTGTCATTTGATTCCCCACATCCCAATCATCTCCCAGAACAATATCACATCATATAACATAAACCCACTAATTCCCCACAATATTACTCCTATCACATGAACATATAACATCCGTCGTTGGTTAGTCATACTACTCTCCTATTGCGATATCATCTTCTACTTCATCTTCGTAGATCGACTCTACGTTATCTACTCCGTCCGTAGGAAGGTCGTTGATCGATCTCCTACCGTCCGCAACCAATCGTCTCAGTGCGAACGCTTCAGTCCCGTCTATTACTCGTCCCATACATTACTCCTCCCAGTCTTGGCACATCTCGTCCCACTCTTCTGTCTCTTCTATGATTATCTCTCCGGTTACATCGTCAACACCTATCGTCACTGTCATCTCTTCCCCCTTAGGTTAAGTCAGCATCTTGTACTACCTTGTATGTAAAGCTCGAGTCACCGCGACACTTGTTCATAAGTTCCAGTAGTTCATCCATCTCTTGTCTGCTACCGTATAAGGTAGTCAGGAATTCATTCTCGTCTTCGTCTTCGTTACATAGCATTAGATCGTAGAAGAATCGCATAACACCTCCTATTTGCACACTAGATCGTGCGCTATTCGCACACACTCACGCGCACGTTTTTAGTATTGCTAAGGATCTTGATCTTGCATTCTTTCGGGTCAGTCGGGAACATGGCACTTGTCATTACGGTTAAGTACAACATAATCATTACTGCTCTGATCATATACACACTCCGTTGTTGTTACAAATATTTATCGAGTCTGTTTGCTGGTAGGTCCGTTAAAACAGGACCCGCTAGCCTTCAGCCTGTTGAACCTTACTTCGAGTCGGTTTGCACCAGTCCACCCGTGAACTCTGAGGCCGCACCCCGGCCGTCCAAAACAGGCCCACCGGCCTTAAAGCCTATAGGCAAACAAGGGATCCCTATAGCTACAACTAGGCTCCCTTATATTTTCATATTTATTTTTTATATATTATTTTAAAATCTAGATGTCCACTTCCTAATCAACTCAGCATATACAACACCATCTACTGCCAGATGAATAAAATAATGCGAGTGCCCATGAAAATACTGCTCCACATCCATCATATCTAACTTCCACAGCAACACTATAAACTCCAACGACGTCGAAAACTTCTCAATCAAATCCCTATCGTCGTCTTGCGTCAAAATACTTTCTTTTAAAAACTCTAAATTCCTGTTCATTCTAATATCTCATAATTAAATCGCGCCACTGTTCCATCTTTATCCAACTGCACTATCCTACCGCGTCCACCAGCAATACACAGCGCATAAACCGAAAGATCATCCTGCACCTTATTAAACAACTCGAATAATCTACTTATCGCCAGCAAATCATCATAGGTCTTAATATTAACCATCTACTCATATCCATTGAAGTAAAATATATCCGCACGACCCGACACACTAAATATAATCTGTTTTCTACCTACGTAAGCATGACTGACTCTAATTTCGCACTCCGCCTCAAACAAAGCACCCAACATCCTCATCAAATCTTCTATGATATCTAAATCGGGTTTATAGCATATTAATTCGCGTAACCACGTTTTATCATCACTCATCTTCTGACTCCGCGTCGTCGTATAAATCATGATCATCGGGGTCATACAGCCATTTTTCCGGTGTAGGATCCCAGCGCGTGACAAACTCCGCGATTTCATACCATTTTGGTGCTGACGCGTCACCGAACGACGGCAACTGTAATTTACTTAAAAATACACGCAACGCACTCAGCGCTTGCCAAGCATTACCAATCATTGTAGTTTTGTATTGAGTCTGCTGAGTAGATTTTAACTACGTTGTGCTGATTTACTTTATATGACGCATGTTCTTCTTCTGGGAAATCTATGTGGTTGGCGAGCAAATATACCGAGTACGTACTTAAGTTTAAGTTTTGCAACAGCCAAAACATTCTTTGCATAGAATAAAATTGATCTTCGGTTATATTACTTTTCAATTTCATATTTGGTATACCCGAATGATGCGCCGTTAAATGACGAGTATATGTCGATGGAGATCGTGTCGGGTCTTAGTGCTTTCGTACCGAAGCACCATTCACCGACGTATATTGCTCCACCGACGGGCTCAACGTCATGGGTGTTCTGTTGACTGACGAAACAACAATTTTTTAAAATGTGTAAGTCATACATAAATTTTATCAGTTCACATTTCATATCGTAGGTTTCAATAGATATCTTCATATACCCTTATTTATACTGAATTGTTATTTATAACCAATCTGACATTTTAAGAATTATGTATCGGTTGGGTGCTTTGTTGGGCAACGCTGATAATCGGTCTGGCCATGGAAAATAAGTGAAGTGTTCTTTTTCGACATGGAGCTTGTTGAGTAGTCTTAGTAAGCCAATAATCACTTCGGCTTCTACCGGGTTATAAGAGTCTCTATTCACCGTAACCTAGACTTTCTAGATCGTTGATGACTAGGTATTTGTTTTCAGAAACGGTACCGTCAGGACTGTATAACTTTATTTTAACAGCTTTGGCATATTCTATGACTGAGTAAGTTCGAACGCCGATGTTACCGGTAGTGAATTCGATGTCTATAGTGTGCAATACTACATCAAGTAAAACCAACAATTGCACTAGGTTATATATAGTGTTGTAGTCTAATTCATTTATGTTTTTCATAAAGGCCGTATATAACCCATAGGTAGCATAAATGCAGCTGGAAATGCATAGGTAGGAAACAACTTAGGATTACTTATACGGTGAGTGTTTACCATAATATAACTAGGGTCGTGGGTACTGTGCACAGTATAGTGATTATATGCACAAAATTCTAGTCTTTGTAAAACTAGTAGCATGTTTTCTAAAATTGCAAAATCGTCGCTGTTTGTTTTAAGTTTCATGTTATTTCTTGTTTCTCTTAAAGTATTTACGATCTAAATATACTACAACCCATGGAGCAAGCATAGTAGCTACGAGTTGAGCTGCGGCTATAATCAATCTATATTTTTCATATATGTTCATATGTTTTTTAAAACCATAATCTCGTGGAATTGTGTTTAGTAGCGAAGTGCCAGGAGTTGAAAATGATATCGAAATCAGTATTACACTTATGATCTTTGTTGTATTTAGTGAGTTCTAGTTTAATTAGAATTCGCATGATATTACAAACTATTTCTGCACTTTCTCTTAAAGTATCTGTCATATATTTCTGGGGCCCCTTACCGCGAGGCGGTATTTTAAATACATAGATCTATTATACTAATAATTTTGGTATAACTAAAACATGACTGATAACATAGTTAAGACATATTTAGAACAGATGGGTGCGATACCCATGTTGACTAGAAGTGAAGAATCGGACTTAGCAGAAAAAGCATTTAACGGCGATATTAAAGCAAAAACTAAGTTAATAGAAGCTAATTTAAGGTTAGTGGTATCTATAGCTAAAAAGTATTCTAATTCGGGATTAGGATTTTTGGATTTGATACAGGAAGGCAACTTAGGGTTAATGAAAGCAGCAGATAAGTTCGAATATAAAAGAGGACATCGTTTTAGCACCTACGCAACGTGGTGGATTCGACAAGGCATTACTAGAGCGATAGCTGATTGTGGTCGAGAGATTCGTTTGCCGGTACATATGGTTGAATCAGTAAATAAAGTTTTTAATCATATAAAAGATTGTGTTCAAAACACAGGACAAGAACCTTCTCTTAAAGATCTAGCTAAGCACTTAAAGATACCAGTTAGTAAGGTAAAAGAAATATTAGAAGCAGCCAGAATACCGATATCTCTAGATACTCAAATTGGTAACGATGAAGATGCTACACTTATGAATACTATAACCGATACAGAGTCTGACAAGTACTACAATATGGTAGACAATAATGATTTTGCCAACAAGATAAGAAGTGCACTTAGGATACTTTCACCTAGAGAAGAAAAAGTCATTCGCATGAAATTTTGTATTTCGAATTAATCTTATTGGTTAATAACTTCAAGACAAACAAAAATAAAGTAAAACTAACTTCATCTGCTTTTTTCTCGTCTAATAACTTTGATACATTGCTTTTATTTATCATCATTTAAAACTAAATCCTCGACCAACTTATCTAATGCCCAGTTTAATCTAGCTTCTTTTGGTATACTTTCTGCTAGAGTTAATATTTTCTTTAAACATTTATCTTGAAATGGACAAGCTCCACATGGAGGTCTTTGATCCCCAACGAAGCAATCTCCGCCTAATTTTACGATATACTCATAGATGTAATTTTTATCCATTCATATATATTATACGGATATATAATAATACGACCGTTACCGTGGTAAAATAGACACATAGAGGTTCAAATGTCCGCTTTAGATAAACCAAATCAGCAGTATAATAATCCGCCAAATACATATGCATCTCCTATGCCAGAGTTCATACCAGATATAAGTATACGGGGTGAGTCTTGGGATCAACTCGCTCAAAATAGAGGCATTAGGTTCATACATAAAGTTGCAGCACCTTGTCCAAACATGAGAAATCTGCTAGATAACAACCATGAGCCAGAATGTCCGTTCTGTGACGGCAGTCAAATATTGTATATATCAGAAAAAGAGATTTGGGGTACTTTCTCCAATAATACCCTAGAGAAGATGTTTGAAGTTCAAGGGGTTTGGGAGATAGGTACTGCAGTTATAACTTTCCCTACTGAGTACTCAGACGGCGAACAAGCAGATTTTAACGTATTTGATAAGTTAGAGTGTCCAGATTTTCAGATAAGACTATCTGATCTAAAAGAGTTTGAAAACAACTCAAATTTAGTTACTAGTGTTAAATATCCAATAATTAAAGTATTTGATCTATCATCAGTTGTTTCTGGTTTGTTGAAGAAGTATATCCAGGGTACTGATTTTAATATAGTAGATGGAGACATAAAATGGGTTTCAGGTTCTGAACCGTCATTTAATGATGCAGAGGAGTCTGGTGAGGTTTTGTCAATTACATATTCTGCTAGTCCAGTTTACAATGTACTGCAAACCCTACATGAGATAAGGGCAACACAACAACTTATTAACGGACAAAAAACAGCAAAACGCCTACCTCAGCAAATCTTAGTTAAAAGAGACTTTTTATTTAAACCAGACTCTAAAGAAGTTTAAGTGTAATATACTTGTTATGGTATAAATAACAATAGGTTACTCTTAGGTCTTATATTGAGATATAATGAGTAGTAACAAATAGTTGGAGTATAAATGCCGAAATCGGTTAGTCGCAAACAACATAGATTTATGATGGCGATTTTACATGGCAAGCACTTTGATCATCCTCGTGGAACTCCTCCTAAATCAATTGCAGCTAAATATTCTAGTCCAGGTAAAGATGCCCCAGAGCAGTCTGGTGAAAATAGAGGCGGCAATTGGAACAAGCATAAGAAGAAAAGTAAAAAAGAAGTAAAAAAATCATTTGAGCAACACTATAAAGGTCAAGGCGCTGGCGTTGTTGTAACTAATAGCGAAGGTCAAATACTTGTTGGAAAAGATGCTGATGGATTATGGCAAACACCGGGTGGACACCTTGATTCTGGTGAAGATTATAAAGAGGCTGCACATCGTGAGCTAAGAGAAGAAGCAAACATAGTAGCTAATAATCTAAAAGAAATAGGTCACTTTAAATCAGGTGGAAATGACTGTAAGGTATTTCATGCTGATAGTTTTAGTGGTAAAGTAAAAGATTCAGAAGAGTTATCAGAATTAAAATTCGAAGATCTAAGTAATATCTTAGATTTAGATCTGCGGGACTGCTCTAGGGTTGGTTTAGAGTTATATGCTCAATCTTCTTTAAAGAAATCAACTAACTTAAAAGATATGTTGGTTTTAGAGAAACTAAAAAAGAATATCCTAAGAGGCGGAGATCAAAGACAGGCGGTTTTTGATGTAAGTCACGGTGATGCTTTAAAATTAGTAGGTAATGGTTGTTTTAGATTTTTAAAGCGTGTAGTTGACAAGATGACTGATGAGGATTTTAAAGAAGTTCCTATCGATAATTATAAACTTAGTATTAGAAAACACATGAACGATGTTTATTCTGGACGAATAAATGACGGACATAAAATGATACATCAATTTACTAATAAGTCACTTCCACAGCTGTGTGCAGATGTAATGTCTGTATTTGAATGGTATTCTGATGAAGACGAGCATGTATTTGATTTATTAGACGAAAGCAACTTACCAGATGATGCCATAATTGGTGGTCTTAATCATTTATCTGAAAACTATACAAAACATAATCTAGCTAACATATACACTGAGATGGAACATATTCGTGGAGAAATTAGAGGTGGTATGGCTGTAGACTTACAGCAAGTAGAACAAAAAATAATGAAACTATTTGATACATTAGAAGATGCAGTACACCATATAACAGATAAGCATAATAAACTAACTAGAGATGCTGGCACAGAAATAGAAACACTAGAATTTAAGTTAAGAGAACTACAAACTAAAGTAGATGAACTTGGCGATAAACCCTCTAAAGTAGAAGCATATCAAACAGCTAACGTGAATCCAGATAAGGTATATAATAACCACTACATGTATCTTCATCGTCCTAAAGTTGAAATAGAAGGTAATGGCAAAATTACTATTACTTTTGAAAAAGATTGGTCTGATCTAGATAAATCAAATTTCTTAACAGATGTTAAGGCAAAGATAATTAAAAAATAATATGTTAGATGCAAGAACAGAATTGGAGTTATTAAAACACAAATTAAGACTCAGAGGTTTATCTGAGGACGTTTCTAACATTATGTGTAGTGAAGCAGCGAGAGATATGAACAATGCTATAGTTGACTTATTGGCTGATGCAATGGAAGAGGCTGTTAGTGCTGGCACTGATGTTTCATCGTCAGATTTTATAAATGAAATTACTTTAAATAGATCAGGTTCTAGTTTTGAAATAAGCACGCAATCAGGTAGATCTGATTTTTCAGAAGCCCCCTTTCCTATGTTACCTAAATTATTAAAGAATGCAAAGATAGCAAAAGATGGATCGTTATATAAAGTTATTCCACTTAAAAAGAAAACTAAAAACACACAAAATAGAACACAAGTAACCACAGAAGCAGCATTGCAAAATATAAATGAATCTAGAACAATAGCCAAAGAAAAAAGAGATGCTGACCGTGGTGTAGGTTCCTCACTTGGAAATTTAGATCCTTCGTCCGGAGTAGATACTTTTGCGGCATTACAATCTATGAGTAATTCTAGAAAAAGAGAAGATAGACCACAATATGATCCTGCTGGTGCACTTATTGATTTTAAAACAGCATCTAGTAAACAAGATCAGACTAAACAATGGGTTAACCCAGGTAGAAAAGCAGATCTAACAGATCCACTTAGAAGAATCAATATGACACTAAGTGACAATATAGATAGAGCAATAGAATATATAATCAAAAAATATGAGGATAGTTACTAATATGAGTATGGCTATTCCAGAAGTTGCACTTCAAAGATTGGTCCAAATTGGACTTAAGAACTTAAAAGACAATCGACCTGCCTTTGATGATATTTTTGGTGTTTACACTTGTGAAGAAATGGAAGCATCTTACGGCCAAGCATATGTAGATAAGATCTACAATTGGTTTATAGAAACAAAGATACCAGTTCTTCAAGCTTGGTCTTTTGATCCAACTAAAGTACCGTCTTATACTATACATCTAGCTGATGAAACGGAAGATGAAAGTAAGGCAGCAGTTGGAGATTTTTATGGTATGGGCTCTGACTCAGAGGTACTAACTGGCGTTTCCACTGTTTCACTAGACATAGGTATACATGCTGATAAATCTAAAGACCATGTATTGTGGCTTTTCTATATTCTAACCTATATATTCTATAAAGAAAAAATGTTAGGGTATAAACTAGGATTGCAGTTATATACATTTAGAGCATCAGATTACAATAAAGAAAGTAAGTATATGGCCGACAATGTTTGGTCTAGATGGATTAGATTTAGGTGTACAGTAGAGAATTATTTAAATGGTGAAAACCTAACAGAATTACCGATTATAGAGATTGGTATAGATGCTGAAAGTTCCGGTGGCGGAGAGATAGTTGATATCTCTGACGGTATAATAGGCGAGGAGTAATTATGAGTAAAAAGCAAAAAGATGAATTAAGGGCAAAAATCAAGCAAATGGAAAGTTCTAAGCGAGAACCTATTGTAGCAAAAGAAGAAGAGGGATTGATCCCCTTTGAATCTTGGTGGCATCAAAGACGAGAAGCTATTCCCAAGCATCATGCTAAAGAAGTAATCTCAGCAGACTTTAAAGCTAGAGGCTTAGGCAATGAAGCTACATTAGAACAATTTGATAAGGCCTTAAGTTTATACGGTATAAGGCTGCAGTAATAGTGTCTTAGGTATTTGTTCGTGTTATAATAATGATGTCAGTAATGTGATAATTAAGGAGAATTTTATATGGCTATCTCAGTTTCCTTCAATGGGGCTACAATTTATAGAAGTGGTGCTTATTCTAAGCTAAACATCGATCTTACTGGTGGATTTGCACTAGGAGCTGTTGGATTGATTGCCATCATGGGTGAATCTTCTAGAGGAAAACCTGGTAGCGATGAGTCAAGTATCTCAAGAAACGTATTTGGTGCAAATCAAATTGCTGAAGTTAGAGAGAAATATGGCAGTGGATCTATTGTCGATGCAATGAATTTTTTATTTGCACCTGCATCTGATGGCGCTATTCCAAATGGAGCTCAAGCTGTTTATATATATAAAACAAATGCATCAGTTAGATCATCTTTGACTTTAGCTAGTGCTTATGGTTCTCTAAGAGCCTTAGAATGGGGTGCTGGTGGAAACACTGTGACCTACTCAGCTTCACAAATTAGTGAAGTTGCTCCAATTAAAACATCTAGTGCTGCCTTTGATGAGACCGCAGTAACTGCTGGAACTTTTTATATTTTTGTTAATGGAGTAAGATCTACAGTAACAGTAGCAGGCGGATATGCTAGTCATGCAGCTTTTGTTGCAGACGTTGGAACTTGGTCTGTTGCTGGTGTTGCTTTTTCTTCTGGTGGAATTAACGGTGCATCTACTTTAACTATTACTGCAAGCGTTGATGCTTTAGCAAATCAAAAAGGCTTTGGTAGATCGATTGTTGCAGTAGATAATACTGGTACATCTTTAATTCAAATGAATATTTCAACTGCCATTGCAGCATCTTCAGTAGAAGCAGCTATGTCAGTAACTTTAAAACAAACTAGAGATCTTCTACAAGAACAAGATACTGTCGGTGGAAACAATGTTCTTTTAGGTGGATATGATGGATCGAACGCAACTGCTACAGTTCAAGTTTCAGCTACTCAAGTTATATTAAATGCTGCTGCGCCTGTAACATTTGACAAGAATGCATATTCTACTTTACTTCAATTAGTTGCTGCATTAAATTTACAAGCAAATTGGAAGTTCTCTTTATCAAGTACTTTATATAATTCATTATCTCCAAGTACATTAGACTTAGTTACTGTTGGAGCTAAAAGTCCTAACGCAACCACTTCTAAGACCGCTAAGATTAAAAAAGACGCGTCTGAAGTTGAAGATTTATTTTCTCAATCTATTATCGCTGAGATCGTATCTCAAGAACAAACTGGATTAATGGATGCTTTAACAGAAACTGCACTTACTGGTGGAGCACTTGGTGCCACTTCTTCTGCAGATATCACAGATGCATTAGCTTCTTTTCAAGAAATCAGAGTGAATTCTATAGTTCCTTTGTTTTCTAGAGATGCTATCATCGGAGCTGACACTGCTTCCGGAGACGTTG